GGACATTGCAATTGCTGAAGGCATTGAGCTTGATAAAAGGTTAGTTGCGGCGCTCTTCGGGGTGCCTGTTTACTATTTAGGGATTGGCGAGTTCAACAAAGACGAGCATAACAACTTCGTCAAGACCACCATCCGGAATATCTCGGAAGCGATTACACAGGTCTTAACCAAGGGCTTAATCCTAAGTCCGGACCGTTATTTTCGCATGAATCCGAGATCACTACTCGCCTTTAGTGTTGAGGAATTGACCGCCCTTGGTCGGGAACTTGGCTCGATTGGCTTCGTTGTTGGCAATGAGATTCGTGATGATTTAGGACTTCCACCCTTGGAAGGATTAGACAAACCGATTATTCTCGAAAACTATATTCCGGTTGATAAAATCGGAAACCAGAAGAAACTGGGGGGCGAATGAATAAGAGAACATCATTCGTGAACACCGAGTTCCAAGTCCGTGAAGAAGGCTCTCAAAAATTCATTGAGGGCTATTTTATTGTCTTTAATCAACCCACGGAACTTTGGAAAGGGTTCTACGAAGAAATAAGCCCTGACGCAGTGCATGACATGGCGGATGTGCGAGCGCTTTACAACCACAACCATGACTTGGTTCTCGGATCCACGTTGAATGGAACGTTACGACTTGTCAAAGACGACTACGGCGTAAAGGGCGTTATCGAAATCAACGAGAAGGATTCCGAAGCGGTGAACGCCTACGAACGAATCAAGCGGGGAGACATCAAAGGCTGTTCCTTTGGGTTTGAATTGGTAAGCGAGCAATACACAGAACAGGAAGATGGCACAACCAAGGCGACAGTACGAGACATCAATCTATTTGAGGTCAGTCCTTGTGTATTTCCAGCCTACCCGCAAACCGCTATCAGCGCACGAAAACAGGACTACAAACATCACCAGGAGCGGGAAAGAAAAGCACGACAATCCGCGCTTCTTAACAGAATGAGAGGTATAACGCATGGCATTGAAACAAGCCATTCGAGCGAACAAGATTAAGAATTTCTGCAAGGAACTCGAACCCTTGCAAGCTCGACAACAAGAGATTCAAAGTACAATTCAGTCTTCTGTGGAAGAACTCGAAAGCCGAGACTTCACCGACGAGGAATTAGCACAAGCGGAAGAGGTTCAAGTCAATCTGGAAGAAGAAAACCAAACGCTCCAAGCCAAAATTGACGAACTCGAAGCAAAAATTGCGGGTCTCGAAGAAGAGAACCGAAGCGAAGAAGAAGAAATCGAAACTGCGGTTGAAAAGGCCGACACCAAAATACAAGAAGAAAAAAGAGAGGTAATTTCCATGACCAAACGTCAAGCTCGCCTTGCATACCTGAACCAAGAAACTGTTCGTGACTTTTACTCAAAACTTAGCAACGTTGTCAAGACTCGTGCCATCACTAACGCCGACCTGACCATTCCGGTAGAAGTTATTGACAGCCTACTCCCTTCGGTTGCAGAGCGTTCGGTTTTCTACGATGAGGTCAATGTCGTTCGTTTGAGCGGTGAAGGTCGAGCCATCCTTGAGGGCGCAAACCCTGAAGCAATCTGGACGGAAATGTGCGACCCGGTACAAGAGTTGGCACTCACCTTCAGCGCGGTTGAAATCGACGGCTACAAAGTGGGCGGATTCATTCCGGTATGCAATGCCATCATCGAAGATAGCATGATTAATCTGGCTGATTATGTTGAGGATAAACTCGCTACAGCTATTGCAAAGGCTATTGACAAGGCGATCGTGGTCGGAACCGGTGCAACCGGCAAACAACCGACCGGAATCACCAATGGTGTGACTCCTACTGCACTGGCCGACAATGACATCCCGACCATTCTTGGTACAATTGGGAACCTGCGTTCTGACAATCTCGGAACCGTTAAGATCGCCATGCGACGTGCAGACTACTTTGCAAAACTGTTCAGTCAGCTGGTGCTTGTCCCCGACAATGCTCCTGCAACGATGCCGAACATTCTACAACCCACTCTCGCTGGAATTCCGATTATCTTCAGCGACTATGTACCCGCTGGCGAGTTTGTCATCGGCGACTTTAAGAAGTATCTGCTGGGCGAACGCTCCGGAACTCAATTCGCTGTTTCGCGAGATGTGAAATTCATTGAAGACCAAACCGTCTTCAAGATGACAGCTCGTTATGACGGAAAGCCGGTTGACGAGGATTACTTCGGTTACTACACATTCGCAGTTTAGAGTGGGGTTTTTCCCCACTCTTTATTAGGAGATTAAATGAAACTGAAAACGATTAAACAGTTCATGGACTTGAAAGAACAAACGATGAGAGCCATCGGGGACGAGTTCACAGCGACCAAGGAGCGAACCGAGGAGTTGAAGTTTTATGAACTGGTTAAGGAAGTGGCCGCAAAAAAGCCGAAGAAGGAACGGGAGTAACACTCCCAAGGGGGTGTAAGACATGACCGTAACTCAAATAGTAGGTCTACTAAAACTTAAACTGGGGATTGCTACGACGGTGCAAGACGAACGCCTGACGCATTTGGTGGAAGCCATCATGGACGAAATGGAAATCGAGAAAGGCATTGTGCTGAATTTGGACAACCAAAGACACACGAGTTTCATCACCGATTATGCGGAGTACCGCTATCGTAATGTCGGTGAAGATTTTCCCCGATATCTGATGCACCGCTACTACAGCCTATTCCTGAAGGACACACCATGATGTTCCATGACGAGTTGACGCTGGTATCCTTTGGGGATGCAGTGGTTGACGCATGGGGCAATCAGGTACGAGAGGAAATCCATTCAACCGTCTTCTGCTCTGTCGATAACGTCTCCCGAACTGAGTTCTATCAGGCTTCCACAGCCGGACTGCATCCAGCCTTTACTGTCTACATTCATCCGTTCGAGTATGCCGGTCAAAAGTTGGCCGACTTAAATGGCATCAGATATTCCATCACTCGTACCTATATTATCGAAATTGATGGAATAGCCTATCTCGAGATTCAGTTGGTGGATAGGATCGGCAATGGCTAAGGTCCTGTCCAAAGAGATCGCGAAGATTCTTGATGCATACGGCAAAGAAGTTGACGACGCCCTAAAGCGTGCATCAGTAACAACCGCTGACGAAATCAAGGAAACATTGAGAGCGACTTCACCGAAAAAAACTGGGCGATACGCAAAGGGATGGGAAGTGACGTCAAGGGCTGGCCCTTTAGGCGGTAAGATTTGGATAATTCACAACCCAAGCCGCTACCGCTTGACTCACTTGCTTGAGCGAGGGCATGCACTAAAGGGCGGCGGCAGAACGAGAGCATTTCCGCATATCAAAAAGGCGGAAAACCAAGCGAAACGTAACTTAGTTCGAAACCTAAAGAGGGAGCTGGAATGAAAGACTTAACAAACTTACTCGATTTAGAGTATAAGGGCAGAAAAGTTCCGGTGACTCGGAATGAGTTCGCCGAAGTGGTTGATCCACCTTTTCTTGTTTACATTTCAGACGATCCCGATTTAACCGGAGCTGACAATGTCGTTTATTATCAACACAACAAATTCAGGGTTGAACTCTACACCGACAAAAAAGAAGGCGCACTCGAAGAACAACTGGAAGCACTTTTTACTGATAATGAACTTTACTTTTCGAAAGACGGCGACATCAAGATAGATTCTGAAAATCTTTGGATGACTGTCTATTATATTTAAGGAGTTAAATTAATGAACCAAAATATCGTTGAATTTGGGTTGAAGAATCTACACATCGGCCCATACACCGTTGGACAGGATGGAACGGCTACGCTTGGCGAAGGGGTTGCTGTCCCTGGCTTAGTCTCTTTAGGATTAGAAGCGGAATCGGAATTGTATAAGTTTTTCGCGGATAATGTCGTATATTACTCGGAATACACCGATCAAGGCGAGTCCGGCGATTTGACCATGGCGTTGATCCCTGATCAATTTAAGATCGATTACTTGGGCTTCAAAGAAATGGCAGACGGCGGAATTGCAAAAATTAAAGGTGTTCAGGGACAAGCCTTCTGGATGGCTTTCGAAGGGGAAGGCGACAAACACAAACGTCGGCATGTGATGCTAAATGTGATCGGCGGTGCGATCCAGCGCGAATATCGAACGATTGGCGAAAGCAAAGAAGTGGACACCGAGGTTGTACCGCTTACGATCAACGGCGATAACGCATCTGGCATTGTGAAGATTTCTTACAATCCAACGGACGCTGGATATGATACAGCCTTTACAGCACCGACGGTACCGGCCGAGGTAGAGGAACCTGAAACACCATAAAAAAGAACGGGTGGTTTGAATGAAAAAGATAATTAATATTGACGGGAGAGACGTTGCCTTTGTTGCCAACGGCGCTCTCCCGCTCCGTTTTATGCAGGAAACGGACAAAGATTTGTTTGAAATTGCAATGCCGATATTGAACGCATTGATCCCGGTGGCTCAGGTTTTGCTTCCGGCTATGGAGAATAAGAAAAATAAAAAAGATAATCTGGTAACTAACAACATGATGGCGGCCTTGGCATCAGAGGTTGATCTTGAAAAAATACTGTATAAATTAAGCGCGTTGGATGTGATGACGCTTGTCTATGTCATGGCAAAAGAAGGCAACCCGGACATTAAAGATATGATGGCTTGGTATGCAAGTTTTGACCGATTACCGGCTTATGAAATTCTAAAAGAGCTAATCCCTCTTTTAACAGAAACATTCGGATCGAAGGTAAAGTCAAAAAACGCGAAAGCGGCGGCGGCAGCGGAAGCATAAGCACACCGCTTTATCTCGTCGCCGCGAAGTCGAGGGGATTAGATATTTCAGATTTATCTATGATGACATTCGGCCAAGTGATGGACTATATCGTGACGTATAACAACATCCACATGGCAGACGAAAAACCAGACCGACCATCCAGGCGACTGGCGACACAAGCCGACTGGGACAAATTCTAAAGGAGAGCAAAGTGGCCGGAAACATAAAAGGAATAACCATTGAGATAGATGGTTCAACGACCAA